GAGGTTACTGTGCAAGGCAAGACATATTGCTATCGCGGTGTCAAGTACACTAAGTGAGATAGATCTTTTAGAGGGGTGCAATTCCCCTCATCACTATTGGCATAGGCCCGTACGCGGATACCCTTTGCCGTCTAGACGGTGGGATAGACCACAATACAAATTGAATAATACTCAAAGATCTTTGAGAGTCGTACATAATTAACTCTCTTTTAAAATGGCACATCAGTCTTCAGACCTGACAACCAATCTGGTTAATCTAGGTCAATCAAATCTCTCTGGAGATAAGCGCGCACTGTACCTCAAGTTGTTCAGTGGCGAAATGTTCAAAGGCTTCCAGCACAATGCAATCGCTCGCGATCTTGTGATGAAGCGTACACTTAAGAACGGCAAATCATTGCAGTTCATCTATACCGGTCGTACAACGGCTGAGTATCATACCCCCGGAAATGCAATCCTCGGTAACTCCGACGGTGCGCCCCCGGTGGCTGAGAAGACCGTCACGGTTGACGATCTGCTGATTAGTTCAGCGTTCGTTTACGACCTTGACGAGACTCTTTCTCACTACGACCTGCGTTCGGAAATCAGCCGCAAAATCGGCTACGCCCTCGCAGAAAAGTATGACCGCTTGATCTTCCGTGCAGTTGCTCGTGGTGCTCGTGCAGCATCCCCAGTAAGTGCAACTGGATTCGTTGAGCCAGGTGGTACACAGATCCGTGTTGGTTCTTCAACTAACGAATCTGATGCTTTCTCTTCTTCTGCATTGATTGCTTCTTTCTATGACGCAGCTGCTGCTATGGATGAGAAGGGTGTCTCTAGCGATGGCCGCTGTGCTGTCCTGAACCCCCGTCAGTACTACGAATTGATCCAAGCTGTTGGTTCCAATGGTCTTGTAAACCGTGACGCTCAGGGCACTGCTCTGCAAGGCGGCAACGGCATTGTCGAGATTGCTGGTATCCACATCTACAAGTCGATGAACATTCCGTTCCTCGGTAAGTACGGCACCAAGTTCGGTGGTACTACTGGTCAAACCTCTCCTGGCAATACCGGTGACTTCATCGGTCCTGCACTGGAAGATGCATCAGGGGCTACTACTGGTATCAACAATGACTACGGCACAGCCGCAGAAGTTGCTGCTACATCTTGTGGTCTTATCTTCCAACGTGAAGCAGCCGCTTGTGTTGAAGCAATCGGTCCTCAAGTCCAAGTCACCAGTGGTGATGTTTCCGTGATTTATCAGGGTGACGTTATCTTGGGTCGCTTGGCTATGGGCGCAGATTACCTGAACCCTGCTGCAGCTGTTGAGCTGTATGTAGGCGCTACGGCACCTTCTGCATTCTGATTTAAATACACCTTTAGGGTCTCTTCGGAGGCCCTTTTTTTTAACCTTAAAATATTATGGCTTTTCCAACCACTAATGCACAGCGAGAGCTGCCAGCTGTAAATCAAATTCTACAGTCATGTGGTCAAGCGCCTGTGACTACCCTAGATCAAACCAACCCGGACGTTGCGATTGCCTATCAGACTTTGTTAGAAGTCTCACGGGAAGTACAGGCGGAAGGATGGTCTTTCAATAAGGAGTTTCATTATGATATGACTCCTGACTCTAACAACGAAATACTTATTGCAAATAATATCCTACAGATTGATGCTGCAAAGAATGCAGCCAATTCTCATATGGATGTAATACGTAGGAGCGGTAAACTATACGACAAAGCTAATCATACATATACATTTACAAAGAAAGTATCTTGTGATATCACTTGGCTTTTTGATTGGATAGACTTACCTACACCTATTGCTGATTTTATTACGACTAAAGCAGCTGTAATTGTACAAAGCAGAATTGTAGGTGACCAAAGCCAATATCAAATGCTGCAGCAAAGAGAACAATCTGCAAGAGCAGTGGCTATGGAATACGAATGTAATCAGGGAGATTACACATTCTTTGGTCATCCTGGTGAGACAAATAACTACAACAGCTACAAACCATACAACGCACTTTATAGATAAATGCCTGCAGTAACTCAACGGATCTCTAACTATCTCGGTGGAGTATCTAAACAATCAGACGATAAAATGCTCCCCGGTCAGGTCCGTGAGTGCTACAACGGATTTCCTGATGCAACATATGGTCTTACTAAAAGACCTGGCTTCAAGCACATTGCGAACCTAGGAACAGGTACTACATATGATGATGCAAAATGGTTCTACATCAACAGAGATGATGATGAAGAATACATTGGTTGCATCAAAGGAAATGGTATTTACATTTGGAATGCATTAACAGGTGCAGTATGTACAGTAAATTACGGTACTGGTGCTCAAGCATATCTAAGTGGTGCAAAACTAAATTATAAACTACTTACAGTTCAAGATACGACAGTAGTAATTAACAATAGTGTGACCGTAGCATCACTATCTGAAACCACAAACATACTTGGAACACAAGGCACACTTGTACTGACAGGTGCTGTACCTAGTGCAAAGTACTACGTTACGATTCAAGGTGTAGAAACAAATATCACTGCAGATAGTACTGACGCAACCTTTGATGACATACTGACAGAGAAGTCAGGACATAACTTAAAAGATGCTATTGAGGCATTAATTACTGCACAACAGGCAGCGAGTAATGCTGACTTTACTGGTACCTGGACTGTTACACGTAACGGTGATGCAAGTCTAGACATCAAGCGTGTAGTAAGTGGAGTAGATACAGCCTTCACATTAGAAGCACGTGGTGGCTTACAGAACACCCATCTAGGTGCATTCCAAGATGAAGTATCAAGTATTGGGTTGCTTCCTATCGAGTCATATCACGGTCATATCGTGAAGATTGTTAATACAGTTACACTACTCGATGATTACCACGCACAATTCAAAGCTGATAACGGAGTCAGTGGTAGAGGTTACTGGGAAGAAACAAGAGCACCTGGAGTATCTGCTGGCTTAGACAACGCAACGATGCCACATGAGCTTTTAAATACAGGAACTAATGTATTTACTTTCCAAAAAATTGTCTACCAAAATAGATTGGTAGGTGACAACGATACCAACAGTCATCCAAGCTTTGTTGGTGAAAAGATTACAGCTGGTTTCTTTCATAACAATAGACTTGGGTTCCTGTCGAAAGATAATGTATCTATGAGTCAATCAGGCTCATACTATAACTTCTACTTTGAAACTGCTCAAACAGTAATTGATTCAGACCCCATTGACATCAGCTGTTCGTCCATTAGACCAACTGCATTACATGCTGTTATTCCAACTGCACAAGGTGTCGTTCTGTTTTCTGAGAATCAACAGTTTGTTATGTACTCAGATAGTGGTGTACTAACTCCAACGCTAGCAACGATCAGAACGTTATCTAACTACGAGATGGATAGCACAGTAGATCCTGTAGACGTTGGTACGCAGATCAATTTCATCAGTAAGACACCAGGCTATACACGTTGCTTCAGTATGGTCACTAGAGGACAACAAGAGGCACCACAAGTACTTGATTTATCACGTGTAGTTAAAGAATGGATCTCACCAGACATTGATCAATTGATCTCTAGTCCACAGAACTCCATGATTGCTATGGCTGATCAAGCGTCTAACAGGGCGTATGTCTTTAGGTACTACAACGATGGTGAGAAGACTGCTATGCAAGCATGGGTGAGCTGGTCAATGCCTGGTAATACACAGTTCATGATCATCAATTCAGATGACATGTACACAGTTACTAAGCAAGGAAATCAAGTAACCCTAAGTAAAGCAGCATTAAGTCAAAGTCCTGATCAAGCAATTATTGTAAATAACAGAGGACAAAAGGTTAATCCATGTATTGACCTATATGCAACAGCATCTAGCGTTGTATATGATTCGACAAATAATCTATCTAAGTGCTACCTACCTTATAATGATGTAAGTGAGCTTGCACCTGTACTGGTTATCTCAGGTAATACAAGTACTGGATCATTTGTAGAATCTGGATTTACTATTACACCTGAAAGAGGTAGTGATGGTACTGGACCTTATTTTGTAGTACCACGTAAAGACCTTACAAGCGTTGCTAGTGACGTTGTAGTAGGCTTTAAATACAACTTTGATGTACATCTACCAACTACATATTACAGGCCAGACAAGACGCTTACAGACTTCACTGCAAGTTTAGCAATTGCAAGGATGAAGTTCTCTGTTGGCTTGTCAGGTGTCATGAGCTTTAAGGTAAAACAGCAAGGAAGGATCCCCTATAGCTTGCTATTCACTGGTGATGGTACAACTACCACCTATCCATTTAACAAAAAAGATCTTAATTACGAAGATAGGTCAGACATTAAGGTAACCGTAAACGGTATAGCAACAACTAGTTACAGTTTTACTAACGATACAACCATTGTATTTACAACAGCACCAGCTGCTAATTCTGAGGTTAGATTCTACATTGATGAATGGTTTACTACTAATCCAGTAATCGAAGCTAATAGGTATTTAGCTAATGATGTACCACTAGACAATGAAACTGTATTTACACTACCTATCCATCAACGTACAGAAAACTTTAAAGTAAGAATGTTCAACAATACACCGTTCCCTATTGCAGTTAACGCAATGATGTGGGAAGGAAACTATGCACCAAGATTCTATAGGAGGAAGTAAGGTTGAGTTTTTTAGGAATGTTTGGAGCTGCAGACAGAAACGCAGGTAATCGTACTGGAGAATTCGGAGATTGGTATAAATACCTTGAAGAATACGAAGCAAATGAAGAAATAAGAAAAGAAGAATATACTGAACTAAAAAGAAGACGTGATGCTGATATTAAAAACAATGAAGCCAATTTAAGGCGGACTGAAAAAGAAAGGATTCAACAGTATGAATCTGAAGTAGATATACAAAACTTTAAGTTTGACAATGCAGAACGCGCATATAACAAATCAGTAGAGCTAGCAGATACTCAAAAAGAGTTTAATAAAATAGCGCAAGCTGCAGCCACAATAGAACAAGATGCTAAAAAAGCAGACGATCTTTTAGGTGTAATGTTTGATGAAAACGATACTCTATTAGAACACAGCTTTGCAACTACAGGTTTAAAAGTAGATAGACAAAATAAACTAGTAGGAGCATCATTTCAAGAAGCACGTAATACAGCAAAATATACTGGTGATATTGGTCTATTCGATATAGAAAGACGTAAAGCACGTAGTGAAAGTCAAGTAGAAACTCAGAAAGCAATTATTGAAGGCATGAAAGCAGCAGGTGCTGTTCGTGCTAGAGGTAATGCAGGTAGATCAGCAGCTAAAGGTGCATTAGCTGTGATGGCTGAATCAGGAGCTTTAAGAGCTTCCATAGCTAATGGGTTGATGTATGCAGAGCAAGGTATTGATCTGAACATTGCTCAACTAAAGGATATGTTAATCCTTGATCAAACCATGGTAATGGCAGCAAGATACGAAGCTGATAATGATTTCAATTTAAAAAACAGTAGGTTAGAAGCTTCGCTAGTTACAGATAAAATGAAACTATCTGCTTCGCGTGATAGCATTAAAGTAAGAGATGCAATCGTCAGGCAAAATATATTTAATGCTAGACGGCAAGCAGACATGGCTGCTGAAGCACAGGTGTTACTAGAGCCAGAACGTATGCCTGCAATAGTAGATCCAAGAGAATTTTACAAAGAGTACGACGATCCAGAAACAGAGGATTATCTGGAGATGTTTACCAGACCAGAAATAATTCCGTTCCCTGATTACAAAGCAGCGCCTAAATTAGATTTCGAGAGAGACTTCCACTATTCAAGAGGAAGAGAAAATGTTGCTGCATCTAACTTCGGGGATGGACTGAAGATTGCTGGAATGGCTGCGACTGCTATTGGTGGTATTGCATCGATTGGTGCAATGGGTGCGACTGCTGCAACTGCTGGTGGTGCAATTAATTCTGGAGTCTTTGGGATTACAGCTGCGGGAGCAAAAACATTCGGAACAATCGGTGCTGGTCTGACCAGTGCGGCTTCTAATTTTTATCCACAAAGAGCAAGATAAATGGCACAATTTAAATCATCAGCACGAGAAGGAAGTTATTCTAATAAACAGCTTATAGACCCAAATGCAGTTGCCAAAATACAACAGCAAGGAGCAGACAAAGTTAGGGCAATGCAAAATGCCCAAAGTTTCTTAGAACAGAACCAACGAATTGCTTCGCAAGCACAAGAGCAGGCGCAAGGTATTGAGAACCAAAATCGTTCTACAGCCTCTGAGATTAAAGTAAAAGACCTTAAAGAACAAAAAAGCTACACAAAGCAAGCATATGAATATGAACTTCTAAAAAAACAAAATAAAGAGAAATTTAAGGTAGATACTCTTGGTGCTCTTGTAAATTTTTCTAAGACAGCATTTGATGTTACACAAAAAATTAAAAAGCAAAACTTAGAGCTGCAACAAAAAGCCATTAATCAAATTTCTTTTACTCATAAGTTATCACATAAAGATGTTGTAGCAGCAAAAAGTGTAAACAGTTCTATTTCTAAAGCTGCGTGGCAAGAGACGCAAGTAGTAAAAGACTATCTAGATGCAGGCAAGTCACCTGACTTTATCAATGCAATGTATGATCACCTTGTAAAAGGTGGCGGATACACAAACTATATTGACAATGCAAGTGTATTAAGAGAACAAGCGACTATCAATTCAAGAGTGATTGATCAGATTGCAAATGATACAAGCCTGACACCAACACAAAAGCGTACGAAAATAGCAGCTGCTGATGCAGAGTTGCGCGGTCAACTAGGAATTGATGGGAAAGTACCTGGAACAGAAATTCTAGATAAAGCGTATAATCCAACAATGCGTCGCGCATTAGATAGAGCAGAGTTACTTGTAAACAAAGATACAAATGATAGATTAGCCGAAAAAGTCAAAAGAGACGAATTTGTAATTTTAAATGATGCAGCTTTCCCTGATGGAACACTTAACGCTTTAGCAGCTTTAGAAGTAGTAGCCACTTCCCCAAGGGCAAATGCTCTACCAAATGCAGTGAATTATTTGGTTCAGAAAGGGTTATCGGTTGAAGAACTAGAGCAACTACTACATGCTCCATACATTAAAGATGGTAAAACATATACGATCTATAATAGTTCCCCGGATGCAACTGCAATTATTCTGCAAGCTCAGAAAGTAGAAAAGCAAAGAGAAAGCCAACAGATAGCTGTAGAAGCTCAGGAGAAGCAACTATCAGCTGAGATGGCGGTTAATGCATTAGCTCAAGAGTTAGCAACAGATGATGGATTACTGAGTAATGCAGACTATCGAGAAATAGAAAATACATACTTTGAGAGAGCTGGCTATGGTGCTGATCCAAGCATTTTACAAAGTATTAAAAGGCAAACTGCGGATGTAAAGTTGATCCCTGTAATGCAAGAACAATTGGAAGAGATGAGATTAAGTGATACATTAAGTGTAGATCAACTAAATCAAATTAATCCGCCTAAACAAATATATGATCAGTATATTGGCGCAGCACAGGCTCTAGATAAAATCAAGAGTACATCACAATACAAAGAGCTAAATTCATATCTTGAAGAAAGGATTGTTGGTTCTATAAAGGAAGTAGAAGAAATAGGCTTCAAAGATATGGGTCCACAATCCGATCAATTTAATTGGTTTGTAGGTACTCAAATCAATAAAAACAAAAAGAAGATTCTGGATTTAGTGGCGACTGGTACGCCGATGGAAGAGGCAATGGAACTGATTGGTAATTCTGCAGCAGTAGAAGCCAAAAAATATTTATTGAAACCTGATGTGTTTGATGGTTTTATGCTTAAGCCCTATAAAGCAGTAATGGATGCTTCAACAAAAGCACAATTAGTTGCACAACGAAGGGTGACGGCATTTAAAGGTTTAACGAGAGCAGAACAAACGAATCCATCAAAATGGATAACCTCAATTGGTGAAACACCATTAGTTGAAGCATCTAAAAGATTAGCAGAAACAGGAACTAGCGAAGTATTAAATGTCATCGGTCAAAGGACAGGGATGACTGCATATGAAGTTCAACGAAAACTATCGGAGGTGAGTGATAAAATCGAACCTATTGAATTAAACAAAACATACGAACAGATTCAAAACGCATGGTCAAAAGAACAAAGATATGCGTTTACTAGTAATCAGGTAAGTAATGAGCAAAGACTCAGGACTTTACAACAACAAGTAAATGAATTTGAAAATAGAAATAGTTATAGGACTCGGGGAACATTCCAAAGTCAATCATCAGTAACTGGAACTGGAGTAGCACCTGAAGACGACACAAATGCTCTTATCGAAACAGCGAATGAGTTAGGAGTCAATGCGCTAGATTTGGCGACCATTATTGGATATGAAACAGGAGGTTCTTACAACCCAAGTCAATGGGGCGGAGAAGGTGGTAGATATATGGGTCTTATCCAATTCGGTGAATCAGAACGGGCTAAGTACGGTGTCGTAGAAGGAATGACATTTAGAAACCAATTGATTTCTGTAGCAGCGTTTCTTAAGGACAGATTTAAAGGTGTAGGTATGTCTACAAGAAACGCATCATTAGAAGATCTATACACAACAGTTTTAGCTGGCAACCCTAAAGCAAACAGAAACAGCACTGATTCAAACGGTACATCACCAATTAGTGGGGTACAGGCAATGGGTCCACATAGAGAGGCAGCTGCTCAAAGATATGGTCTAGAACTACCATAAATTAAAAATTATGAATGAAGAAGAACTACTGGAAAGTCAAGGCTTTGCCAGTATGGAAGAACGTGTCCTATGGGAACAAGAGCTTAGAGAAGCACAAGAAGAAGAAGAACGCCTAGAAGCCGCCATAGCAGCTAATGAACAAGAGGCGGCTGCAGCTGCACCAGCAGTACAAGAAACGCCTCAAGTACAAACTCAACCCGTCCAAGAAAAACCTGCTAGAGCGCAAGCTGTAGAAACAAGTCGCTTCAAAAATGCAGACGGTACTATCGACTACGACAAAATCAATAGGTACGGCGCAGAAGGTGATATGGATGCTATTACGGGACTTAGAGACTTTCTTACAGGAACACTAAACATAATCCCTGGTGTAGACATTAAACCAGCACCTAAGTTTGAAAATGAAGTAGCACAAACAGTAAGAGAAATCTCTTCTGTTGTCTTACCAACAATGTTATTAGGTGGGGCAGGTACATCAGGGATAGCTGCAAAAACAGCAAAAGTAAAGAACGTCAAACATTTAAAGCACCTAAGTGATCCATTTGTTAAGTGGCTAGGTAATACCTCATTTAATGCAGGTGCTGGTGCATTTGTTGATTATGCGGTTCCTATGAACCAAACAGATGACAACCTTTCTGGAGTACTTAAGAAGTCATACCCACGTACAATGGGCTGGATTCCAGACAATATTGCCACATTAGATAGTGATTTACCAGATGTAAAACGTGGTAAGAACGTCATGGAAGGTGCCTATCTAGGCATTGGAATAGACATGCTGATGGGTCTAAGTAAACTACACAAACAAGTAGGTGATACACAAGACCTTTTACGACACGTTGGTGAGGATGAAAAAGGTAAAGCGTGGTTCAAAAAGAATGTAGAAATAGACAAAACACCGGAAGACGTAATCGAACGATCTGCTGCAAAGCGTTCTACAGAACTAGATGAATTAGGTTCTTATAACTTTGATAAGTCTGTAGATCCAAATGAACCTATATTTGGTTACCATGATGCATACAGTCATACTGAAACTGGTATTAGGTCAGTAGATGATCTTGGTATTGTTGGTGCTTCGATTGATGCTGCACGTATTGATAAAAACCTAGGAACTATCTACGGACGTGTAGGTAGCGTCATGTCAGAAGGTGCTCTTAAGTTTGCTAATGAAGCAAGTGAGAATGCAAGGCTTGTAATCAAAGGACTAGCATCTACGTTACAAGATGCAGGTAAATACGGATATCAAGTTGATGACACGCGATATCTAAGCTTTGAAGAAATCAAAAACGTAGGCGATAAATACGCAAATGATTTCTATGAGATGGATCTACAAGAGCTACAAAGGACTATCTATCCTGGCTCTATTTACCAAGGTAGAAATGTATCTACAAAAACACCTGAACTAACTGATGAAGGATATCAGGGAGTAATGGGTGCAATTAAGAAGTACATGGATGACTTTGTAAACATGGATGAGGCAAGAGCAACCGCTTATGTCGCAACATCTATAGGTGGACAGATCAGTGATATGGCTCAGGGAATGAGACTGACTGAAGGTTCTGGTTCTATCTATAGAGCACAGGAACAGATCCTAGATCGTGTTGAATTTCTGATGGCTCAGAAGGGTATGACTTCATATGTTCGTGGTAGGTCATTGAACATGATTAACATCTGGAATAGGATGACAACACAGGGATCTCAAGCATTTGATAATGCAACAAAGAAACGTTTAGAGAATCTAGTCAAGGGTGAAAAGAATAAAACACTCGCAACTATGGAACGTATCAAGCAGGAAACTGCAGAAACGATTGATGGTTTAAGAGCAATTAAAAACGAAAACCCTGAGATGCTAGCGCCATTAATGATGGCGTATGAACTAACTGACGGTAACATTAAAACCCTTAGTGGTCTTAATAACTACATTAAACAATCTACTTCTATATGGAGTAAAGCATTCTTTGATGGACAACCTGAAATCCCTTCAGTGATCAATAGAGCATTCTATGCGAATGTCTATAACGGTACATTGAGTGCAATTGCTACACCAACTAAAGCAGTTATATCAGGCAGTCATCTATTGGTAGAAAAACCGATTAGACATTTTGCTGGTGCATTGATAACTGGCGACACACGTACAGCACGTAGAGCGTTGTATCAGTACAGCAGTATGATGGAAAGCATTACAGGAAGCTTGGATTATGCAAAACAGATCTTTAAAAGGTCTGCATTAGATCCTAATGTAATCGCAGTAAGAGATGATGTAGGACTTAAAAACAAAGCACAGCTAGAAATCTTAAATGCTTTTGCAGAAGGGAAAGCTGCTATTGGTGAGTATGGTCCACAGTTTCTGATGGAAAATATAAACCAAATGAATGATCTAGCAAATCATCCTGGTCTGCGATTTGGAACAAGATCTATGCAAGCAATGGATGGATTTGTACAATCTATGGTTGCAAACTTTGAAGCTAAAGGTAGGGCATTCGATAGTATTACACAGAACGGTGCTGTCCCATTTCAAAGAGCAGAAGCAGAAGGTGTCTTTAAAGAAGCACATTCAAAGATGTTTAATGAAGATGGAATTATTACTGATGAAGCAGTACAGAAAGCTTCTGGTGAATTATCATTCAACCTAGACAATGCTGCTAATGATGATGTGTCAGCACTAATCAGAAGGATGCCTATATTAAAACCATTCCTCCTATTTACTAAGACACCGCTTAACGAACTTAAATATACCGCTTCATACAATCCAATATCACCTGCATTTGGTCTTTGGATGAAAGACGTGAATGTATTCAAGCATGAGTTTGATGATATGGAGATTGATAAAGTAATGGAATTGCTAACTCAAAGGGGTGTTGATGTAAGTGATCCGCTACTTGTCAAAGGTAAATATAATGAACTACGAGCCGATATTCTTGGCAGGAAAGCGTTAGGTGGTCTTATGACAGGTGCTGCAATTGGTTTGTTTTTGGATGATAGGCTTCATGGAACAGGTCATTACAATAGACAAGTACAAAAAACAAGACGAGAAAATGGTTGGAAACCAAACTCAATTAAAGGCTTGGATGGTAAATGGCATAGCTATGAAGGTTTAGGACCAGTTACAAACTATTTGAGTTTAGTAGCAACCATTGGAGATAACTTTGATGTTTTAGCACCTAACGATATGGGTGAACTACTAAAACGAAGTGCATATGTATTTGCTTCTTCATTCACTGATAAGACATATATGGCTGGTTTAGAACCATTCATGGATGTTGCACGTGGTGATGTAGGTGCTATCAATCGCTGGGCATCAGGATTCCTAACTGCATCTGCAGTAAAAGGTTCTAGTCAGATGGCAGAGATTGCACGACTTATGGATCCAGGCTTGAAACAAATTAACAATGATCTAGCAGGAATGGTTATTAACCGAATTCCTGGTGCTAAGAGTACACTGCCTAAAAAATATGATTGGATTGATGGTACTGAAGTAAACGTACCTGATAGCATCTGGGCACGTCTTAGGAATACTTATACACCTTGGAAAGAGAGCGGAAAAATTTCTCCTGAAAAGCAATTTCTTATTGATATTGAATACGATGCAACGGCATCATTACGTACTAACGGTAAAGGAGAAAAACTTACTAACGAAGAACAGTCAGAAATACTAGGTATTATGGGTCAAGACAAGCTTTGGAAGGAAGGTATTCAAAGTGTCATGAAAGGTACAACAGGCAAAGAGTTTAGGCAACGCTTTAAAGAAGGGCGTAGTAAAGGCTTACCTGTAGATACTAAAACTTTTGAGAGCGTACATGCAGAACTTGACTCTCGCCTCAAGCGAGCAATGGGTGATGCAACAACTGGTTCTAAATACTTCACTGATATCAGACGTAGACAATACGTACGTGAAAGGACTGCTGAGTATTTAAAGAGAGGTCAACAAAAAGAAGCACTGAAATATCTGGAATACACAAAGAAAAAGTATGGTATCTAAAGCGTAATGGCAACTACACAAAACACATACACAGGAGATGGTTCAACTACGAACTATTCTTTTACATTTGAATATATTAAACAAGCAGATGTCAAGGTAACACTTGATACTGTTACTACAACTGCATACACATTTGCTAATGCAACCACCCTGTCATTTACAACAGCACCTACAAGTGGAGCTGCCATCCGTATCTATCGTGATACAGACATTGACACGCTTAATGCAACATTCTTCCCTGGTTCTGCTATTAAAGCAGAAGATTTAAATCTAAACTTTACTCAAAGTTTTTACGTCACGCAAGAATCAGAACGTGATGTAGGTATTTCAGATACCACTGCTAACACTGCTAAAGCAACTGCAGATACAGCACTGACAAATTCAACAGCAGCAGTTAGTACGGCTAACACTGCAAATACAAATGCTAGTGCTGCGGTATCAACTGCAAACACAGCATCGACTAATGCCAGTGCTGCAGTTAGTACGGCTAACAGTGCTAGTACTGCTGCTGGTAATGCAGTTACTACAGCTAATACAGCTAGTACTGCAGCTACCAATGCTGTTAATACAGCTAATGCTACTGCAGCTGCACAGGCAACGCTGGAAGCCAATGTCTATGACTCCACTGAACTAGATGGTGGGCAACTAGATAATAGGTATTACACAGAAACTGAACTAGATGCTGGTCAACTAGATAATAGGTATTACACAGAGACTGAGGCTGATGCACGATTCTGGAATCTCAACTCTGCTGAAAATATTGGTAGTGGAGATACATGGTCAGCAAGTGATGCATATATTGCTACTACTGCTGCAATTGATGCACGGATTATAGATCTTGTTGATGATGTTGGTGGGTTTGTCCCCATCGCTAATGAAACAAGCTTCCCAAACGCAAACCCAGATATTAATAATGATGCAGGTACACTAATTAGTGTTCCTCTTGCCAATAATTTAACGTCTGATAGTTCTGGTGTAATTACGATTAGTAATGGCACCGTAGGTAACTCTACAGTTACTATCAATGGAGCGGAAGCATCTGCTACCTATGCACAAGGGTTTGGTATTCTTGTAGAGACTACATCTACTTTAAATACGTATACATTCCACCGTTATGTACCTAAGGCTACTGAAGTAACAACAGTTGCAAGTAACATCACACCAATTACTACTGTAAGCAATAATATTTCTAATGTTAATACAGTTGCTGGTATTTCTAGTAATGTAACTACTGTTGCGGGTATTTCAGGTAATGTAACTAGCGTTGCAAATGACGCGACTGATATTGGTACAGTCAGTACAAACATTGCTAACGTAAATACTGTTGCTGGTATTTCAAGTAATGTAACAACTGTAGCTAAT